CCACCCTCGATTCAGCCTCGCTCTTCGAGAGAAGAGCCGAGACGGGATTGAACTGCGGCCGACCTGCTCTAAAGAGCAGATCGATTCGAGAACGTGATTCCAATCACAATGCTTGAGCTTTTGCTCTTGCAACTCGAATCTCCAGACAGGTGAATGAAACCACTGATAATCGCGATGCCAATAGGCATCACGAAAAACCAGTGAGTCCAAACGCGTGAACTCAGCAATACCACCGTGGTTAGAATTGTTCGTAAAGGACAATTCCTTACCACCGGAGATACTGCGAAATCTCTCGCGTACGATCTGGTAAGCAACAGTTGCAGCCTCCTCATATCCGGCCAAGCGTAAACGCATGGCCATGTCTGATAGAGACTGCAACCCCGATACGTGTTCGGCATCAACTGTAGTCTTCCAACGAACTGGGGTAACGTCGACGCCATTATAGGCATCGACGCCACAGGATTCGCGAAAGGCTCCCCGCCAATAGGATTTAGTCCGATTGACGAGCAATCCGAAGCTTTCGAGGTCGTCTATGACGAACTCGGCGCACTCGGAAGGTATGATGATATCATCACCGAACACAAATACATCACCGGGTTGATGAAACCCACGGTGCTGCATTGATGCGACACATATGGCCCAGAAGACTAAACTCTGCACAGGAAACGTAGTTGCGTTCCCCATAGGAGCGTAGCTGTGTAAATCGTGCTCAGGGTAAGGTTTAACCGAACCCTGAGGCACAAAGAACTTCTGAGCCCGACAACACCCGAACCACTTGTACTTTGATCCAAAAAGGATTTGCACAAGTAGGTCCGATATCCGGTCCGAAGCCTCCTTCATGTCAAGAGTGGCATAACGCCGATCTCGACTAGAAGATAAAGCTAAGGAACCATTAACAGACTGATCATCAAAATGGATGTGACCTTTCGGCCACGGTCCAGGTTGATGTCTATGAAGAGAGATAGCTCTCTCCATCTCACAACGCAGCCCTTGCTGAAGCCAAATGGCTTCAGAGGGGTGTACACATATTAACCGCGGCCCACGGCTGTCTTTTGGGACAGCTATGAGCTTTGCGGAGATTATGTCTCGGTAATTAGTACCCTCCCAGCGAGCTAGTTGATCCCTGTTATAATACAGGGAATACCAATCGCTGTACGGATATAAAGACTCAATAGTTGAGTAATTATACGTCCATCTCTCCTTAGAGGTGGTAACCGCACCGGGTCCGTGAGCAGGAATTATTTCCTTTTCACGGAATCGGTAGAGTACTGATTGAACGTGTTGACGAGTAGTGTCAAGAAGTCTGGGAGAGAGTCTCGAAAGACTGATCCCAAAAGTCCCAACGCTAAGATTAGTTTCAAAGAAACTTTGAAACGCTTTTTCAGTCGTTTGCTTGTCATGTGGCACATAGGCCTTATAGCAGAACAGTAGAAGCTGACGAAGAAGGCGTAGTTTTACTGCATCCTCAACGGACGCAGCTACCAGCCTCCTCAGCCATTTCGGGACGGTGTCAAGGTCGGGATTACTCCCGGCCTCAATACATCCTAAAATATACTTCTCCAGCTTAGGCGCCTCATGGAGACACCATTGCAGCCCTTCATAAGATCCTCGTATTTCAGAGTATCCTGATAAAGAAGCTACATCTGCCAGCAGACTAATATATGTTCGCTCAATAGCGTGCATAAGTTCATGGCTTGCCATCTAGTCTGACCGTTCTTACAAGAGTCCAAATCCAGAAAACTGGACGGAAGACTCTTTGACCTATTAACAACGGCGGGAATTACTTCTCGTCGTTGAGAATGTCCTCAATATGATCTGCATCCGCAACTACAGCACGGGCGGTGGCCACCAAAGCGGTGACCGAAGCTCCTGCTACCGTAGACGGGATTTGGAACGTGAACGAGAACGAAGTAATTATCTTCGCATTGTTCACGTCCAGATCATGGCGCTCAACGCGACAGGTATACCTCTTCCCGGCGATTTTAGTCGTCGAGTCAACGTAATCCTGGCTGCGAATGAACATAATGTCCGGAGTATTAATACCCCGAGCAGTGCTCTGGCGCTTGGACTCGTCCTTGTTGTCATAAGACTTTACAAAGACGATGGAATTATAGGTTTGGTCAGAATCCATGGCAGTTTATGTTTTAGATGAAGCAGAAGATAGTAACTCATGGAGTGGGCACTTGCCAACTCCATCAGTCATATCACTGCTGGTTAATCCTTTGGTCCCTCACGGGACTTCAAGGGTTTATTAGCAGCGGCACGCAAACCAGTGTTTGCAATACCGCGATAGCGCATCTTCAACACATCAATACTAATTGACGCGTTGTCGGTTTGCTTATTTACGGTATTGTGCGTAGCTGAGCGAAGGAAATAGTCAATAATTAAATTGACGTCTCCAATCTCAGCTACACTCAAGTCTGGCCTGCAATATGCCTCTATAAAAGAGACACAGAACAAGCTTACTTGACCACGAGACCACTCATTCTGCATTGTGAATGCCTTTAAGGCAGACAAAGTGCTGGGAGCACGTTTTGCGAGGGCGGCAACGAAGTCGCCATCGATAGCGTGAACCGCCATGTCATCTGCTTTCGCATAGACATGGCAGTCAGGTCTGTGAACTGATTGCGTTTTAGACTGTGTTGATTTCGACATTGTCGGATTCTCCACTTGTTACTGTCTTCCAAAGACCTTTTTAGGGTCTATGAGTCGATCAACCGCGTTATTAAGGCGATTGACCGAACTCAGGATCACGCGTTTCGATCGAATGCTCGTAAGAGCTTGCGATATCAAGGCAGCCGAAATGGCCGCTTGACTTTTTCCGAAACGCGGCTTCCAGACCGGCAGAGCCGATCCAGAAGCTAGAGACCTCTCGTAGTGATTGTACTCTAACGAGCAACGAACACTATGCAACAGAGGCCCACAAGGACTATAAATGTCCAAGAAGGCATCCGTAGCAACTGCGTAGCTATACGAACGTGTGAAAGAAACGATTTCGTAGGGTGAAGACCCTACTATTCGATCCAACGCACTCAGCGTACCGCGGACATCTACGAACCAATCTAACACAAAGGAGAAAGGAACTAACTCCCATGCAAGACTAGCTGGTGATGAGGCGAACCGATTCATAGTAAAATCTGCCTTCTGAAAGAAGTCAGTATGATACTTGGTCGTCGGCTTAACTACTAAGACGTACCTGATAGTTGGGGTCTTTAAAGACCTTCCCTGCCAGGTCTGCTTTAGGCAATCTACTCCCCCAATGGGGTAGTAGCTGCCATAAGGAGTAGCTGCAAGAGACAACTTGACAACGGCACTTGCCGAAAATCGAGATTTCTCAAGCGCAGCATGACGTTTGACAGCATCTTTAGCCTTCGGTAGAAAGCGATCGACAGCCATAATATCTTGGAGTATCGGCCCAATGCCGAATTTCCAAGCTAAAAAGGCACCGCTCGCAGTCCTAAGTACCTTGCGTATCGAATTCCAGTTCCGAGCCATTGAAGGCAAGGAGCTAGTCAACGATTTAACGCTAGGCACGACCTGATTGGCCTCAACGAGGTTCAATAACGCATCAGCTTTAAGCTGGTGCGCGTTTTGAAGTAGACTATTTTTCATAGTCGTTTCGTTGATAGTGCTGACATCCTCGCTCCAGTAAGGTGGCATCGCAGCAGAATTGCTGAGAGACCAAGCATTGAACTGGGAGGCCAAGGCCGCAGCATGATTGCTACAGCCTTGACCTTGATCGTCGTTCGTTAGAACGCCGAATCCATTTCCAATGCCGGGAAAGCTAGCCGGAAACGAAGAATTTCCGCCAGGGGCAAAAGCCGTCTGACGTACTTTCCTATGTAATACCGGATGGCTAACTCCCTTACCTAAGGCATCAACCATGCGTTCACTTGTGAACCCAAGGATGTGCGTCGCCCCAGTTAAGGGGCCAGAACCGCTCCACGGCGTACCGGTACAGGGCACTAAGTGCCCAGTAACGGTCCGCGTAGTGAAGACGTTAATCTGTTCGACCGAGTCTTTGTTTCGTGTTCTCATCAGAGATAAAGATCCTAC